AAACCGGAGCGACAGGCTTTCGGCATTGTCATCATCTAGTGCGCTGCCGCCTGTATCTGCGGGGAATGTAACAGACACTCTGTTCCAGTCTGTCGTCACAGAAAACTGTGCGCCAATCTGACGACTGTTGTCACTGTCGAAGATACCCACCACATATGTGGCTGTTGCATTTCCCTTCACATAAAAAGACACGGTGATTGGCTGTGCATTGCTGGTCCCCTTTGCGAACCTCTGACAGTCTTGTCCCTCTAGCCTTTGTTCAATAAAAAACCTTTCACTGGCCGCAATAGATGTGTCTGCCGTGGTGCAATCCAGCTTCAAAGAATTTGGGATGCCGCTTGGTCCATCAGACGCCTGTGTAACAGTAAACCTGCCAGCAGAATTGCCGTTTGTATTTAGGTGAAAGCGGTCAACAAGAAACAAGTCAGATGCACCCTGACCAGTGCTGCTGGTTCCCCTCTGGCTAACAGCCATTGAACCGTTCACCAGCACATTCTTGCCAGTGATACCACCGGCATCTGCCGAACCGGCCAAGTCTGCAAATTCTCTTGCTCTGCTCATGATCCGGCCTCCTCAACAAGCCATAAGTACACACGGCACAAGGTAGCTGCCGTCGTCATAGTTGTGTGAAACTGTGGTGCTGGTAACTTTTGCAATCGTCTTGCTGCGAACAATGTCATCGCCCTGCGGCTTGGCAGTGCCGTCACCTGCCGACATCAGCAAGTCGCCCCGTGCTACTGTTGTGCCTTGTGCAATGCGGATGACCATATCGCCGGTCATTGCGACATTCATGTCATTAAAATCGTCGCTTTCATCCCAGTTAACAAATACTCCAGCGACGTTTACATCGCCTTCAACTGACGATACGGCCATACAGTTAAGTTGCTCGTTGTCTTCATCATACGCATCAACAGCCGGTGTCTTCTCATCACCCACCTTTTTGCCTTCAGGTATTTCATCGCCATCCTCATAGAGTGTGGCTGCTTGCGCCTCGTGATGCCACTTCGCCATCTGGTCTAGGTTAGTCATCACTGTGCCTTTGACTAAGCCGTCAATTTTATTGCCGTCTGTAGCTTGTGACCAGCGAGAAAGGTGGCCACCGTTATAAGACACGGTGGTGCCGGACACACTAATGTTTCCTTCAGAAGAGTTTGCTTGTCTGAATTGTATAAGTTGACCGTCGCTAGATTGACGATTCAGATATATTATAGATTCTGCACTGTTGGTGCTTGTATGGGAAACCTTGAGGTAATGATGATTTGTATTAGCCTCTACAAAAGCGGAGCCTTGTGTACTTAGGCCGTCTGAAACCGTCCCCTGAGAGGCAATCAATAAACTGCCCGTGCTATTGATACGCATACGTTCTACGTCGTTGACGTAAAATTGCATGTTGTGACCAGCGTCAGAAGTTGTTCCAGCATCTAACCGCAAGTGGGTGGTATAACCTGTGATGCTGTTTTGTGCGTTTCCACTTGCATCTTCATGCGTTATAAGCGTTGCCGTACCATCACTAGACCGGCCTTTGACACCAATTCCTGCTGCGCCGCTGGACGCTTGAACATGCAGCGGACGGGATGGCGTCATGCCGATACCGAGATTGCCGCTGCCGTCGATGGTCATGCGGGTTGCTGAGGCTGTGCCCACTGTCAGTTTCTGTGTGCTTTGATTGTAATTTAAGAATCCGTCAAATTCCCCACTGCCAGATGTAGCATCAGAAAAATACAAACTTCCTGACGACGACGCGCCACTGCGGATTGTAATCCCAGCATTATCTGTATCAGCAACAGTAAGAGTGTCGGCAAAGTCAGCAAATCCTTCTGTATCTGTGTTGATCAGCACACGGTTATTGCTGCTGTCCACTTTAAGCGTGTTGGTGTCAAAAGACACATCGCCAGTGATGCCGCCGCTGAACCCAACCGCACCAGCAAATGTGCCGCCGTTGGTCTTGCTTACCATGTCAGCCGTGGTGAATGACTTGAACGCATAGATGTTCACAAGGTCATTCGCAGCAGCGCCAGTCGCCAGCACAACAGATGTGCCGTTGGTAGCTGTAAAATCTGACGGGTCGAGGACAATACCGTTCATCACGACTTGCAGATTGTCTGCCGTGTAAGACAGCGTGGCACTGTTGTCGTCAGAGCCAGAGAATGTAGTCTGCCCTGATGTCGCTGTGTACTCGTACAGGATCAGGCTGACATTGCCAGCAGATGTGGCGGCGATCCAGTTGGCTCCATCATACACCCGCATCTCGTTGGCGGTGCTATTAAAATATAATGCGCCAGAAACTAGGGGGTTTCCGTCATTGTCCTGTGCTGGATTGCTGGTCTTGCTGCCGAGGTAGGTGTCATCAAAGTTATCAAATGCTGTGGCCGCAGATGCAGCACTAGCTGCCGCCGCAGTTTGACTTGCCGCCGCAGCCGTGGCAGATGATGCCGCCGCTGTCGCAGAAGCCGCACTATTTGTCTCAGAAGTCGAGGCATTGCTGGCAGAAGTCGCCGCTTCGGCAGCTTTTGTGGTCGATGTCGCCGCAGATGTCGAGGCAGAAGATGCACTTGATGCCGCCGCCGCCTGACTAGCCGCCGCCTCTGATGCCTTAGTCGTGGCAGTTGAGGCATTTGCAGCCGCGCCCTGGATGGCGGTGATGTTGGTCGCGTTGGTGTTTACAGAGGAGATGTTGGACGCAACTGTGCCGATGTCAGAAGCGTCACCAGCCACAGCCGTAACATTGCTGCTGATCCCCGCCACCGAGGCCACATTGCTGGAGATGCCGGCTACTGTGGTTACATTTGATGAGATGCCAGCCACAGTCTGAATGGCATCTGTTGCATCGGTGCCATCCTCGATGTCAGCCAGGGTGGCGATGTCGCTGGCGATAGACCCCAGGGTCGTGACATCCGTTGAGTTAGGTCCAGCCTCTGGCGCACCAGTTGTCGAGTTGAACTGGAGATACTTGCCCTTGCGGTTATCCACGGACGGGATCGTGTAGTCCAGGTTGGTCGGGTCGGAGAAGTTGCCTTTGAGTGAGCGGTCAACCTTCTCATCAATCTGCTGATCAAAGATGGTCAGTGCGTCTAGCTGCTCATTGAGACTTGAGGCCTTGAGGTCGCCGGCCGTCACAAAGTCTGTAGTCCGCTCAATGTCCCTGGCACCAATGATGGTGATGCTTTGCGAAGATGTGGCGGCAACCCCCAGGGTCACACTGCCGGTGCCGTTGCTGTTAATCGTGACTGTATAGTCCGCTGTCTTTGTCAGTAGCGTCGTGTCCTTGAAGACCTGGATATCGTCATCATCCAGTATCTCAAAGGTAAAAGCATAAGGGCCCGTGCCGGCACTGCCGGACAGTACAACTCTGCGCTTCACTGCATTGATATTCGTCATTTCAATACCTCACGGTCCTGTTGGCTGTTGTAACATGAAGACGCAAAAAAATCCATGTAACCTACCTACCCGTAACGCCCAGGATGTTAGGGGCTCTGTCGGGTTGTGCTTGACCTGGACGCCACCAATACTCCTGGTCGTACTCTCTCATCCGGCGTTTCTCTATGCGTCTAAAGCGCCGGTAAGCATCTGGGTCTGACATGAGGCGCAACTGATCCAGGATGGTCCTCTCTATTGCTAGGCGCAGATACCAGGTCGAGGCACCGGGCATGTTCCTGCCGAAGAAGTCCACCGCCTCTTTGCCGGCGTTGGTGTCTTTCCCCTGGACCAGTTCCATCACGTTACCGATAGTCAGTTTTCGTAGATCGTTAAGGAAACCAACCCTGGGGCCAGCAATCGTCTCCGACAGTCCTCCGCCAAAGCGGTTGACGCTAGAGAACAGGAAGTCGCCAAAGATGCCGATGCCGCCACCAGTCAGGAGGGCGTTGCCCCAAAACTCAGGCGTGTCCATTGCGAGAGGGTCACGGCCTTTGGATATCTCACGCACCTGGATAGACAGAGCGGCCATCGCTGTGGATGTAATCAGGAGGTCAGCAGCAATCCCGGCCTTACGCCTGGCACCCTTCTGATACACCGCGGCCTTGATGTTGTTCATGTAGAAAGTGACAGGGAAACTCTTGAACATGGCAAACGACCTGGCAATCTCACCAACCAGGGTGCCGGCCTTTGTGCCACCGACCAGAGCGGTCCTGCCTCTTACTGACGCAACAGGTACAGCCAGGTTGGTCATGCCCTGGACCATCTCCAGCATCTTGAACGCCAGTTCGCGGTCAGTCTCCATCATCTCATCAGGGCGCAGAAACTTAGCCCCTTTGAAGTCGTACTGCTCAAAGCCGGCCATCTTGGACCAGTCATCGGCAGAGATGCCGTATCTATCCAGGGTCTGGCGGAAAGCGGTGTTGAGTTGTGCATAGGGCGTCTTGGCGTTGTCCGCGATGAAGCCCATGAACTCCATGCCGAAAGCCCAACGGCCGGCCTGGGTGAATGGCGACAGCAGGGAGATGTTCATAGCCACGTTGGATATGGCCTCAGTCACATTCGGGCCCAGGACATCGTTGGCGTAGCGTGACTGACCATAAGCCACAGACGACCAGTTCTCTGCCACCAGGCCCATCCTGATAGCTTGCTGCTTGGTCATCTTGCCGGCGGTCATCATGGCAAAAGACTTTTGCATTGAGGAGCGGAGGAGGGGCATACCAGCCATCCGCTTGGCAATCCTGGTGAAGTTCGGGTCCGTAGCGATGGCCAGGATCGAAGTCGAGCCCAGATAGGCAGAGGTCAGAAGATTGCCCAGGCCGGCAAAAGACCTGGCCACTGTGCCATTCACTGGCGCATGAGACTTGCCGGTGATGTAGTCATACATCTCATCGAACTTGTTATGACGGCCCACTAGCTTGGCTGACTGCTTGTCATTGCCCTTTGCGGCGTCAATCTCTTTGGCTTGCTTTTGCGTCTGTGTCTTGAGGAACTTGACCGTCGATGTCGGGTTCGGGCCCAGGATTTCGAGCAGAGCCACATCCCTGGCCATACCGTCAATGTGGTTCATCATGATGGAGAAGGTGTCACCACCGCCAAAGCTGTCCTGGTACTTGAGCCAGTTGTCTGCGCTGTTGAACACCAGGAAACGATGATCCTGGCGGCGACGGGCTAGAGACTTGCCCTGGCCACCGACAGAACTCTCCTTGACCTTGGCAAAGCCCTCAGTGGCGATGGTCTCCCATATCTCATCCAGGGCATCCTCAAAGTCCACATCGTTCATCGGCTTGCCGGTCTTGAAGCTGACCATCTTCTCCTGGTCCAGGAGCGGCCTGATAAACTTCTTCCACTCAACCCTGCCGGCCTTTCGTATAGCCGCGTTGTCATGGACCTGGGGCATCCCCCAATCACTGCGCTTGGGGATATCACCGCCGGCCTTGTTGAAAGAGACCCGCAGGAATTCCGATGCCTTCTCCCAAGCCTGGGCCAGTTCTCGTGCCGCCTGGTCGCCCGTGTTTTCTTTGAATATCTCGCGGACCATGTTTTGCGATGTTGCTTTGGACTTGCGTGTTGTGCGGCCCAGGACCTGGGTCTTCTTTAACTGAGCAATCACATTGTCCATGAGGGCATGAGCCATACCCCGGACAGCGGCCTGACGGGCTGACACATTGGAGTAGGGGCTCCGGCCGGTGCCATCACGCTCCAGGAGAGAGATCATGGCCTCGCCAGGATCGTTGCCTTTGAACTCGCCCAGGTTGTTGAGGACGCGGCGTTGAGTGGCCCGTTGCAGGATCATGCGGCGCTTCTTCTGCTTCGCCTCATACTCCAGGACATCGAAGGTATCACGACCAGCCTGGGCGTCAGCTTCGGCCGGGCCCATCTGCCTGGCCCGGTTCTCTGCCTTAAACTCACTAAACATCTGCCTGGCACGACTTGCCTGGGGGCCGGTCAGGGTGCCCTCTTTCTCAGCGTTTGCGATACAATCCAACAGGCTCATACTACGCACCCTCTCAGTCGATCCAGCATCCGCTCATCTTGAGCCAGTTCGGCTTTGATTTGTCGGCCGGTCATCTCAACAGGCACGACCTCATCACCGGCCACCATGTCGATGGTCAGGGTCTCGTCGTCAGGCATGTTGTCGAAGTCTGTGTCCCTGGCCACTTGCTCAATGGTGTTGGGCACCTCCGCTTCCTGGAAGGTGGTTTCCTGGGGTAAGGGCCGCGTGTCAGGGGGGTCTAGGGGCTCGTCTGGTAAGAGACCCCTGTCGAGGTTAGCTGTCGCCTCATCGGCGCGATTTAGGTGGTCGAAGAGCCTTTCGACTTGCCGAGCAACCTCTTCATCCGGGCTTGCCCCTCCGGGCTGTCCGCGTAGTCCGCTATCCTCTGGTCCGCTTGCTCGAAGTTGTAGGTCGACCCCTTCAAGGAGTTGTCCGGTGTCTTCGATGACGGGCTTGGGTTGGCCCCTTTGCCCGTTGTTGTCGATGTGCGTGTAGCCATCTGCAAGTCCTTCCTTCTTGAGTATATTATAGGTATTCATCGGCCCATCGCCAACCTCCTTAATATACTCCAGGGGTATGTAGCGGCCCGTATTGAGGAACCGCATAAACATTCTGTTACGGGCATTGATGTAGCTGACATCCATGCCAACCAGGTCAACCTTGTAACCGTTGGCCTTCAGCTTTTTGATAATACGCTGGATAGTAGCTGGCTTACCGCCAACCTTTGGGATGACCATGTTGATGCCTTCATCCAGGGCCTTGGCCATGACGACCTCTGCCAGGAAGCCGCTTTCCTCATGAACGGCTGTAGCACCGGCACCATCGTTGAACTCAGGCAGCAGCTTCTTGGCCTCATCCGGGTCAATAATTGCCGCGCCATATCTCCTGGCGATTGGGTTGGCGATACTAGACTTGCCGGCAGCAGGGGGGCCAAGAATGATGATGGCCTTCTTATCAAACTGCGAAGGAGCGTCAGGGACGGGCATCTTGTCGTCTACAAAGCCAAGCACCCTGGCGTCGTCGTAAAGCCGCTGTATGGCGCTCTCGTAGCCAGTAAAGGTATCTCCAGTCCTGGGGTCATTGAAGGTCCGCTCTGTGTCCCATTTGATCGACCCGTAGTCTGGTGCGTTGACTGTCTCAGGTATCGCTTTCAGTGCTGCATCTGCCTGGCGGATCGCCTCGTTGTTCATTAGCACCGCGTCATCGACATTGTTGTTGAGGTCTTCGACTAGCTTGATCTGAGCCGGAGTTGCCTCATCTGGCGCGGTGAAGGTCTCCGGGATGTCAGTCGTTAGCGCATCAAAGTCGTCCAGGGCGTCGATGGCCAGATCAGCCTCACGGGCAGGGATGGCATTGCCGCGGAATAGTTCCAGGCCCTTACGCACCTGGTCAGTGGTCATAGCCACACCCTTACCAGCGCCCATTAGGACAGGGGGCAGACCAGCACCAATGACGCCACCGATACCGATGTTGATGAGCATTTGCTCATAGGAATAGTCCAGGCCCAGGGACTGATACCACTCCCGCACCCCAGGCTGGAGGATCGCCTCAGTGCCGGCACCAATCAGGCCCTCTGCCAACATAGCGCCACCTAGCTTTCTGTGCCGCATAAAGGCCATCGGCCCCATCATAACCATCTGGTCCAGGAAGGCCTGGTCTGTGAAAACACCACCACCCTGGCCAATGAAGCCGCCTACCTTGCCCATAGTCGTCTCACGGCTTCTGGCTTCTTCTCCTGCCTCAATCGCAGCCAGGGCTTGCTCTTTGATCCTGGCGTCCAGGGTTGAGCGGGACAGGTCAGAAAACTCAGGATAGAGTTCGCGGTTCTCATCCAAGTGCGTAAACAGCTTTTCTAAGGACTGCGCTCTCGACCTGTCACTGTGCCCCATCGAATCGGACGCACCAAAGTATCTGCCAGGATTAGAGAAGGTCAGGCCCTGGCGCTCACTGATCGCGTCAATCAGGGGCTGCAACTCTTCGCTCATGAGATCAGTGTAGGTGTCGATATTGGAGCCGCGGACCTGGGCCTCATACGCCGCGCCCATAGCATCGAAGAAGCCCAACTCCTCTCCACCAAATCCAAAGGGCGTATCTCCGACGCCAGTGTTGTAATACTGGTCGAAGAAGATGCTCATGGTTGGGCTCTCTTCAGATCAATCAGATAAGGCTGACCATTCGGCGCGAACAGGACTTCGCCCTTGTAGGCCATCTTGTAGAGGCCATCGCCAACAGAGATCAGGTTGGCCCTTTGCACGACGGACAGAGGCACAGCTTGCTGGTTCAGCACACCAACCGGCAACTCATCGTAGGGCCTCATCTGACCGTCAGGGCCCTGGGTGACAGCTATAGCAGTGAGGTCATTCACGCTTTCCATATTGTCGAATATTTCATCGACGCCATCGTCTGCCTTGATGCTCGACGGGATGATGATGTTGCGGCCGTTGTAGGTCACAATCCCGCCACGTTCTTCACCGTTGATGACTTGGCGTCCAGCAGCTAGTTGCAGGGCCTCATTGTAGAGGTCCCGATCAAAGACGCCCCCGGCGCTGCCACCCTTGCCCAGGTAGATGAGGTCAGCCACAGACTTAAGCCGGTCAATCGCCCTGTCCATCGGTGGACTACCGGACAAGCCGTCAAACAGGGTGACGCGCTGGTCACGCATGTCTGTCATCTCGCCCAGGGCGCGATCCTCTTTGCCGGCCTTTATGCCCCGCCCACGCATCGCAGCTTGAATTGTCGCTTCATCCGCACCGAGAACCATCATGCCGCCGATGTGAGCCAGTTCCGGGGCGTCTTTGCTAATCTGCCCCAGGACCACCAGTGCATCCTGGCCAAAAGCAGTGGACAGTTTGTTGAGCGTTACCGTCTGTAGTTCGACAGGCATCTCCTCCAAGGCCGTAGCCAGGGCAGTGGCCTCAGACTTTGTGAGGATTGTCTTCGGTGTGCCGTAATGCGCCGAGACTTTGTTAGCGTCTTTGACCCGTGCCTCAACCGCTGTTGCGATATCGGTTGCCTGGCTGTCAGGGCTCAACACCGTTTCCACCAGGTCAACGCCGAGGGCCACGACGCCAGAGCCATTCCCCCAGGACAGTGGGTCATCCTTGAGCCCTGTCTCCATAGCCGTGAGCCGTTGCTCCATCAGCGCCAGGAACTCACTTTCATCGGCAGAGTAACCGCCATCGCGTTGGCGCAGAGTATTGATCTTGTCCTCTAGCGTCATGGTGCTGTCGTTGGCGATATCGTTGAACAACTCTGACATAGCAGTCAGCCTGGCCACATCGCTCCGCAGCGCAGCCACCATATCTTTGGGCGCACCTTCAGCCTCTAGCTTGTTGATGCCGTCATTGATCGCAGCGACATCCTCATCCCGGATCGGGTCAAACCTCTTGACCACTTTCTCCAGCGCATCAACGCTTCTGCCAATGCTTGTAGCCGTCGCCTTCAAAGCCGCGTTATCGGATCTTTCGTCAGATGCCATAGCTGCCAGGCGAGACTTGACGATCTTGAGCCGCAAGACATCCTCTGGTGTGCCAGCCTCTTCAGCACCCATGCGGTTAGTGATGGTGTCACGCTCCTGCCGCAGTTCTTCCAGGTTAAATCCCTGGATGCCGCGGAAGTATTCGATGTGGCTCTCTGCTGTAGCCAGGCGCTCTTTGACCTCTGCCAGCCTGGCCTTGTCTGCGCCGGCATCTTCCAGGGCGTCAATCCTGGCCCTCATCTTGTCGATGACCGCAGTCGAGGGGATGCCCCCGGCCGACACAACAGTAGAGACCTCATAGTTCAAGTCAGCCTTGAGATTAGCAATCTCAGAGTTAAGTGCAGAGATGTCAGAGTTGGCAGCAGTGCGGAAGTTCCGCACCAGGGTCTGAGCGTTGTCGTCAGAGATGCCACGGGCCAGGCCACCATCCTTGCCAATGTCAGCCTCAAGTCGGTCAGCGTACTCCAGTCTCTCCTCTGGTGTCTCAAGCCTGTCAAAGCCACCGCGCACTCTAGCAATCTGGGCTTTGCGATTAGCGCGGATCATGGCATCCGCGACTTCTTCTTCATTGTACCCCTGGGCCCGGAGCATAGCGCCTATGGCCTCAACGCCCTGGTCGATATCTTTGTTGATGACCGCATCAGACATGCCCGACCTGGCCAGATTCTCCAGGCTTTCGGTCATAGTCTCCAGGTTCAACGCACCCTGGGCCCGGTTCTCCTGCTTCTTCTTCTTGATGTGATCCTCAGAATAGTTGAGGAACTGAGCGTTGCGGTAGCTGTCCAGAGTGAGGCTGACTTCCTGGGCCGCGGCCGGGTCCATCATGCCCAGAGCATCGGAGAAGCCGAGCGTCACCATATCCAGTCGCTCTGCCAACTGCGTGGGGTCTTCACCAGCCTCAATCGCTTCCAGGTACTGCTTGCCCATCTCGCGCTTGGCTTCGACTTCGATCTCTGCACTCAATCCTTTGACCGCGGCATTGTAAGCAGCAGCCTCGCCAGCATTGAAGCTGGCAGGGTCTTGGTCCTGGAGTTGGGTCAGTGTCCTGGTCGGATCAGACGCGCCGAGCATTGAGCCCTGGAGAGTGTTCCGTCGCTCCACCTCTTTGAAGGCAAAGCTAGAGATACGGTCCATCGCCCTGGCCATTGCCTCAGATGTACGCGCAGCCTCACGACCAGCAGCCATGTCGATGCGGGGCACATCTCCTGTACCAACTGTTTGGATGGGGGCAGAGGCCAGTCTTTCAAACAGTTCTGACATCAGCGTAGCTCATACATTGTATAGCTAGAGTTTCCGACAGATGGCGCTGGCTTGGGGTTTGTGAAACTAAACGCGCCAGTCTGATCTGCCATGTAAGCCGCCTCGCCAATACTGGCGACAGCATTGATGTAGCCCTGACGACGGGCCATGTTGCCAGCAGCCACATACTGAGCGGACTGGATCGCACCACCAGCCTCAATGATTTGTCCCTGGAGTTGCATCAACTCCTGGTTCTCTTTGCTTGTGAAAAAGTCTGTTACGCCTTTGCCCAGGTTGTAGATGGCAAGGTTGGCCACTGATCCAGAGAAGGGGTCGATAGAACCGGCCGCAGCCCGTGCGTTAATTGTTGACAGGTTCTGAGCGATCTTCTTGAGGACCTGGATGCCCTGACGCTTGTGATTCAGCGTCTCAGACCTGGTACGCAACATGCCGGCCCTGGCTTGCATCTCTGCTTGCTTGGCTTGCATGTTGTACATTTGCTGTTGGGCTTTCGCCATCTGCATCTGCTGGATGGCACCAAAGACTTTAGACCCTATCGCTATAGCTTCCATATCACTGCCCCACGCTTACTTTGTAGTCGAGAGCCAGGACCGTCATATCAAGCGGCACGGTCTGCTTGAGTGTGATGGCTCCCTCTTTGTCAAAGCCCAGGAGTGGGCCGATGGTCTTAATGCCGGTGAAGGGCTGAACGCTAGTGTCCAGGTTGCTCTCTCCAAACTGACGGAAGGCCACCAACTCATCGTTGATGGTCAGCGCCTTTGTCTCAAAGAGTTCGGCGTTCACCTCCAGGATGCGCTTCTTGAAGCCACGCAAAGAGCCAGACTGTATCTGCGGCTCAACCGGCATGGTCTTGACCTCAACCGTGTAATCCAGACCGACCTGATAGTTGCTGGTGCTTGCCCTGGCAAAAGTCGCCGTGTTGCTGCTCACAGTCACATCTGGCTGCACAACGCCGTCAGTGATGACCTTGACGGTCTCAGTGTCCAGGTGAGCGACACTGACAGAACTGGTGGCACCAGAGGCTGCAACCGCGCTGTCCAGGTTGAGGGTGCTGTCAAAATACTCGACAAAGTATTGTGCCGCGCTGTTCACTGTCCGCTTGGTGATAACGTAAATCTCATCGACATCCACCCCGACAGCCTGGAACTCACCATTGGTTGTGAACTTGGCCGGCGCAGTGACCTCCTGAGACCGCAGCAGTGAGAACACGATCATTGACCCATCTGTACCGTTGACGATCATCAGCCGGTCACTCTCATCTGTTGAGGTGGCGCGTCTGATCGCCATGTCAGTTGGGGCCTTGAACAGGTGGCCCGACAGCATGGAGACATTGCTGGTGTTGTAGGCAAGTTCTGTATCGGTGAAGGCTAGTTCGTTGAGAGACTTGCCCTTGCGCTGAATGAACAGGGTGCCACTGTCCACGCCGACAATCGGCACATCAGCCTTCGACCCGTTCCTGGTAGCAATCTTCACGATGAAGTTGGACGGGGTGATCGGCTCCAGGTTTGCCTGGGGAACATAGAACTCACCACCCGTTGTGAAGAGTTGGAGGTCGCGGCCGGAGAAGATGTCAGTGATAGAGTTCAGCGTCGATGTCGAAAGCGTTGCCTCAAGAGCCGCATCGTCCAGGCCTTCACCCTTGTCGAAGTTGAAGAAGTCATTGGCCCGTGATGCCCATACTGTCGAGGGCAGGGACTTGGACCCCGCCATCCAGAGCCGGCCTTCATGGAAGGTGATGGCCTTGGGCCAGCCCCTGGTGTTAGACCAGGCAAGTTCATGGCCAACCTCCAACTCCCAATCGTTAGCGGAGATGGCGTCAGTCGAGAAGAAGGGCACCTCTGCCACGCCGCGGACTTTTGTGGCGCTGACAAACTCCACAATCCGAAGCCGACCAAAGTTGCTCAAAATGTTGATGTACTGATGCTCATGCGAGGCTGAGAAGACCGAGGCTGTCGCCGTGATCTCGACATTTCCAGATGCGGCAGATGGCGTGATGTCTGCCGCAGGATTACTGGTGGTGATCGAAAATGGATAGTAGGGCCGCTCGACAAACGAAACAGTCGATTTCGTCCAGGACGAATTGTTAGCACCGCGGACTAGCTTCAGTGGCTCCAGGTCCTCATGCGTGAAGATGATGGTGTCGGCCGACTGTGCAAAGCGTAGATTCGGCAGCATGGCCGCGGTGATCTCAGAGATCGCCAAGAAGTTGTTGCCAGTGCCGTTGATGTTTGTAACCAGGGCCCCACTGCGGAAGACATACAGCTTGCCGGCAGTTAGTGCGAACATATAGCTGTCGTCTGTGTTGAACTCAAACGGGATAAGCCTCACGCCATTGGCAGCGCCACTATCCAGGGTGGCAGCGTAGCGCAACCCCTCACGCCGCCTGATACCGCCCTGGGGCTGGATCACAACATTGGTGGCAGTCTGTAGGGCAGAGTAATACTGCTTGAGGTCGATCCTGGCCCGGAGGAGGGGGTCGATCTCACCTACTGAGAAATTTGTCTGTATCTGGACAATCCGGCTCATCCACGAACCGAAATCAGACTGTAGTCCTCAATCGCCTCTGTTTGTCTGTTCTGGCTGTCGATAGACGTTGCCACGCGGAAGAAGCCCCCGCGCATATTCTCAGAGGGTGTCCCGACAGCCTGGGTCTTGAAATAGTCCGCTTTGGTTATCTGGTCCGTCACGGTCTCCGCGATGTTCCAGGCCATCATGTATTTCAACAGTTGGATGAAGTAAGTCGGCAACTCAGCTTCTGGCGTAGGATACTGGTAATCGACATATATCTCTTCCTCAGAAGAGAGCAGCTTGTCGCCCATGACTTCCCAGCCATATTGGATCGGTCTCGCGCCGGATGTGCCAGAAGTAAACACTGCGCGAACATTGTTGAGCCTGTCGCCTGGTAGCTGATACTCATACTTGAACTCGTTGACAGGAGTGGTCGTTGTCCTGGCGAGTTGCGTCTTCTTGAATGAGAAGGTCCAGGGGTGCATCCCGATGGTGCTGTCCCGGATGTCATCATAGAGGCGGTCACAAATCTGTGCCGCGTCAGTTCCTTCAGAAAAAGAGGAGAGAGGCTTCGCGCCCAGCATTATCAATGCGTCTGAACATATTGATAGTTTGGTGTCGCCAGAAGCCATAGCCTCTCTCCTGTAAGTTAGAGCCGGCCTCGCCTGATAGAGACCGGCCCCGGAGGAACTTAGTCGCTGTCAGTGACAACCCCGATGACCGTGCCATCGGAGACATCGACAACACCGGAAGCGTTGGACACGACGATGTGCATGGTCACAGTGCGGGTGCCGCCTGTTGCTCCATGAACAATGATCATGTCGCCAACCTTCAGAGTGTTGGACAGATCGTTGAAGTAGCCCGACGCATCTACTGCGGTATGTGCATCAGTGGTCGTATACACATACAGAGCAGGGCGGGAGCCGGCGAGTGATTGGCCACCAAGTGCGCCAAATCCATCTTTCGAGTAAGCCATCAGTCAGTCTCCTTCCTAGCTCTCACGACATGTGATTTTCGTGATGCCAACAGGGTCGATGGCTACAGCGCCAGCCGAGAACATCGAAGCAACCAGGAAGCTGGTTTTTTCCGGGATGTAATCGACGCGGCTTTGCGCGTTCATGTTGATACCAAGACCCATAGCGTCACGATGGAACGCATAGACGATGCGGTCAGATGAACCGTCGATAGCCAGTCCGCCTTCATCCCTGTCGCCAACCTGGACAAACCGGAAGCCGAGGAAGGTGTTACCACCTGTCATGTCTCCAGTTACCAAGGCTTTGACAGTGTTGAAATCGGAACTGGTGACTTCGGTTTCAGCCAGCAAACCATCCATGTTATTGGCATGGGCAACGATGACACGGCCTTCAGCAGGGACGTTTGCCGCGTCCATTGCCTTCTTAGCGGCACGAAGTTTCGCCACGTTGAGGTTTGTGTTGGAACCACCGACTGAGTTGGCAACAGTCTGTGTGCCAGAACTTGCCACCAGCGCATCAATAACCACCTGGTCCATCCGACGACCAATAGCGCCAGCAACAACCTGGACCAGTTCTGCACGGTCCTGGAAGTTCACTTTTGCCTGGTTGAAGATGTCCGAGTATTCAGCAGCGATGTAGTCTTCCATCGTCGCTGTTACCTGGGAGTAGGTTACCGACATAGGGGTCACATCGGTTTGGGGCACACGGATGCTTGCCGTGCCTTTCCCGATCTTCGGGAATTTTACGGTTGAGCCCTCGACAGTGCGTTCACGGGTGAGACCAGCCAGGGCACGTTGACCCTGGTATGCTTGCTTCACCTCACTGTCGAAGAGGGTCACAAACGCATTGCTGATAGATACAGCCATTTGCTTGCTCCTTCGCAAATCAAAGATAGAGGTTTACATCGCAACGGTTGTCCTGGCCGGGCCGTGTATAGCGAGAACTGGCCGCAAAAAACGGTTGTCAGTTGGGCAAACTATAACCTCACGGGGTTACGCTTACAACTGACAACCGTATGGTTTGCCTATTGGAGAGAAGCCCAGGGCTTCCTTTTTATGCCACGTTCTCCATGAATTGTTGCTCAACCCACTGCGTATAGGCCATGTCTTTGCCATAACGCGGGTCAGCCACAAGCTGCTGGAGTTCGTTGATAGACTTCTGAGCCCCTTCCTGGATTTCGATGGCGGGGATCGGAGCCTCATTGTATGACTGCCTGATCTTGTTCATGGCAGTGATGAAGCTGGCGTCTGTCGAAGCGTTGGCCATAGCGTTAATCTCAGCATCGTTGAGAACATTGCTTTGAGCAAACTTCATCAGCCACTGCTCTGTTTCAGCGATGATCTTGTCAGCCCGTGGCCCCAGCTTTGCCTTCTGCTCTGCAATGGTCTCCTGGGTCTGCGCTTCCATCTCGCCAGCAGATGCCAGGTAGACTTCAGCAATCTCATTGAAAGCGTCCTGGCTAATGCCGTGCTTCTTGGCTATTTCGAGATAGCCTGTAAGCATGGGGTCGTCGCTTTCGATGCCGGCGTCAGTCATGATGTCCATAGCGTATTCGCCATCTTTCGGGGCCTTGTGTAGGCCCTGGGACATCTTTGTGCGGAGTTCCTTGTAGTCACGTTTGACTGTGGCCAGTTCTTCAAATGCCTTCTCGACATCGGGCCCGTCAGTCTCAGACCAGAGTTCCGGCGGAATCCACTCAGGTCGATCACCCCAATCAATGGGCTCTTCATCTGCCTCATCTGTCTCCAGGTGGGGCATAGCCTCTGGCTCTGTCACCTGTTCTTCTTGTGGGGCGTTAAGGTTGAGGAGGGTTTGCTGCTCCTGGTTATCGCTCTGCGGCTCTTCCGAGTTATCGCTCACGGCCAGTTCATCTTGGTTCATAAGTTACGACCTCTTGTGATGCGCCTCTCAATCTCCCGGACAATGCTGTTCTGTCCCTCTCGCGCAAAGCCATGAGACGCATCTTCGCCTGGGTACCAGGTAGGCTGCTCAATCGTGGTCTTGCGGAGATGTTCAAGAACGCTCTGCCCTTCCTTTGTGGAGAAGCAACGCACAAAGGCACGATCCAGGTCATCACGATCCGATACACCTGGCGTCAGGATTTGGAATACATCTTGTTCGCTCATTGCTGTGGTCCTTGCATCTGTGCCATCGCACTCTGCATTTCTTTGATAATAGCCTCACGCGCCTCTTGGCTATTGATGATGCTGCGCGGCACGGCCATCTTCTCAACAATGTAGTCGAGCATCGCATCCTGGTTGATTGCTACCTGGCCCATCGGGCCGGCTGTCTGAGCAATCTGTGCAAACTCCAGGACATTCCGCAGATCATCCATGTTTTGCGCCTGTGCCAAGGGAGAAACAGGCACAACGCGAACTACCTTGCCATCAGCCTTCAGAGGCATATCAACCAGGTCTTTCTCGTTCATCACATAGAGTATGCGGTTGACCATCGGCATCATACATTCTGTGATGAGGCGTCCGTAGGCAGCGCCCAGGTTCTGGGACAACTCCTTCATACGTTCCACGATCTCAGTGGCTGACCTGGCTGACTGCGTGTCGAGGGGCAGGGTGTCATCCAGGAGCATCTTCTTGATGCCCATCACCAGGTCGTTGATCACTAGCTGACCCACATTGAAGTCAGCGGCAGACCGCAGTGGCTGGAGACTTGCGCCATTGGGGCCACCGTTCCTGGCGACAGGGATTATCGCACCAGGAGCGATGGCTATGTTTTGTGGGTTGAGGACGCCATCATCGGCCGCGGTGTATACACCAGCCACAGCGATAGAGGCGTTCTTCAACACCAGTTCCTTGACCTTGTTGAGGGTCTTGATGTCGGGTAGGGCTGAGACCAACGGGCCGCGCCCGTAGACTTCGCCGGCAACCTTCATATACCTGGCGACAATCCAGGGGCTAACATCCATTGTGCGATACACCAGGTCACTCGCACCGGCCGCTTTCTTGTCCTTTGCATAGACCAGGTGATAGCAGTAGGTCTGCATCTGCTCTGACCAGACTGTGGCCTCAAGGAGTTCAATCTCCTCATCACCCTGGTCAACGGCCTTTCGCGCCAGGTCCTCTGGCAGTTTGGCGTCAGGCCACTGTCTCTGTATCACATCAACCCTGACCCGCATCCGGCGGTAGACATTATCGACAACGCCGTAGGGCCCTTCTTCCAGGCTCACCAGGTACTGTGGGACAGCGGTGAAGCGGACAGGCGCATCGTCATCGCCAGGCTGGATCAGCATGACGGCCGTGCCGACACATAGATCAAGCAGGAATTCCGACATTGCCAGGTCGAAGTTGGTCTGCCGAATCACATCGAACATGCGGTCAGTGTATAAATCCAGGGCCTGGCCGATTTCTTCCTGGCGGTCCTCTGGCACCTCATTGCCATTCTGGAGCCGGCACCAGTTGCGATATGGCGGGAAGAGGGCGGACTGGATGCGGTTGGCAAACCTCTGTGTCGAGTTGATGGCCGTCGCATCGAAGACCCTGGCCATCTTGTCCTGGCCTGGCGACTTGCCGTCATAAAAGCCGGAGTAGAGATTGCGTTGCGGCAGGGCGAACTCGTAACACTCCTCATAGATGGACCGCCACTGGTTCTTCCTGGCGTCCGCCTTCTCAGCGCGTTTCATAATCTCATGCGGTGTGAACTGTGCCATTAGGTGCCCACTTCCTTCTGTGCTTTTGAGTGGGCGCTTTTGAAGCTGCTGCCTAATCTCATGCTTTCGCGCATCATCTTCATATGTTTTTTGGAATGATGTTGTGAGTGGTTCAGCAATAGCCTTTTTTGATTTTTGGTTAACTTTTTCATCACGCTTTTGCCTTCAGTCTTTTAGAGATTGCCGCGGACTTCTTCCTGGCATCGGCCTTGGATGACGCGCCCCAGGCCCGGAGGGAGAGGAGTAGCCTGGTAGGTCGCCCCTTGCTGTCGCGCTCCGGCCCGGAGTTGCCGGCCATACGCGCCAGGAAAGAAGCGCGGCGTGGGTTGTCACCAGACTTGACCGGGGGCTTTAGGTTCGCCCCTTCCTTCCGCTTGAAGTGGGCCCGACCCGCAGCGTTCAATCCGCCCTTCGGGTTCTGGTGTCGCTTCAGTGTCACTTCTTCTTACCCTTCAGCAGATCGGCGTCAGCCTTCCGCGCACCGCCACGGCCGGTGACGAAAGATCGAACCCTGCCCATCGCCCAAGCGTTAGCTGAGACTTTTGGTCTGCTACCACTGGAATAGTAGGCCCCCAACCCACGTCTATAGACTTGCATCAGCTTGGAATGGCTAAAGCGACTTGCCCCTGGGATACCGGAAAAACTAGGCACGGCTTCTCTCCTTTGAGATGCGGTCCATCATGGCGGGGGTCAGTTTCCCTGCCTTGTAGAGCCGGCGCGTGTTCAATATCTCTCTGCGCCTGGCGTCAGGGTTTTTGGCCCCGGCGATATACTTCTTAGGGACGCCAGACTTCTTGTCTTTCGGGACGCGCTTGAACTTACGCATTACGCGCCCAACTGCGTGTTGGCACCCTTATCGGTAATGCCCTTGGCCGCATTGGCACGGGCAGGAGATAGCAGCAGACGGTATGCACTGCGACCCCGACGCCTTGCCCTAGCAGAAGCAGCAGCGGTCCTGGATGCAGCAGCCTCTTGCTGATCAAGCCGCGCTTCCTGCTTGTCCAGAAGTTCAGTTTGCCTGTCCATCGCCTCTGTCTGCTTTTTCATCGCCGCAGACGTATCCGGCATCTTTGGCTTAGAGAAAATCGCGCCCATCAGTAGAACCTCGCAAAAACATCATAGTCGTCACCCTCTGGCCCATAACGGGTGAGGGTGGCTTCTCTCTCAAAGTAAAGAGCCTGGGCAAACCTGACAGCTTGAAGGTGTGATGAACGGACCATGAATTGCAGTCTTCGTAGTCCCATAGCAGGACCAACGTGACTGATGATGCCTCTACCACCCCTTACTAATGCAACTGCTCTAGTACCAATGCGACTGCTTGGCACCATCCAGCCCTCTGCCAGGCCTGGCCAGATGGGGTAGATGCCAAAGCAAAGCACGGGTCTGTTGTCATCGAACACGGTAAATGCTGGCGTTCCCTCTGCCTGGTGACGCAGATACTCACCAAAGTCCGGGATCGCAGCCGCCAGGTCCTTGGACTTTTCGCCCAGGGGCATCAGCTTCAGATGACCATAGTGAAACTTCACAGTCCGATATCCACACCAGGCCTCAACCTGGTCAGGCGTCACCATACCGAGAACTCAGTCTTGGCCACGGCTTGCTGGAACACCCCGCGGCTAGGGCCCCTGGTCATCCGCCGATGCTCACCAGCCCCAAGCAGCAGATAGCCAAACGCATCGCCAACGTGGCTGCTGTCATTCTTATTGGGCATGTCCCGGAACCTGTCAGTCCCGCCACTGATCCCAACCCTCTTGAAGTGATAGCCACCCGCCAGGGCCTTCCTCAAGCGGCTGCAACGGGCATTGACCCGCAGACCAGGCTTACCGTCCACAAGCCGCAACATAGGCGCTGCACCAGCCTCACGCCGCACCTGGAAGTCATTTGACGCCGTAGGCTGGGCCGTCAGTCCAATCGTCCGCAAATGATCAAAAGCCGTGACCTCAAATATCTCATCACGCTTCATGCCGGCCGGATCGCCCCAGACCTTCACCTCAGACTTCGGATACTTCATGTTCAACTCATAGAGCAGCATCTGGCCAAACCGCTCCAGGCCCATATCCTCAGTCACAATCTCATCCAGGATGTGCCACTTGCCAGACATAAACCGCTGGCCAATCACCGCCGCAGGGGTCAAGCCAAAGTCCAAACCAACATGGATCGGCAGCGACAGATCAACGCCCAGGTCATCATCGACCATGATCGTGTCCTCATACTCATGCCAGACCGGCTTGCCCTCTTTGACATACACATACTTGCCGCCGACATAGCACTCAATCCAGTCCAACTCCTTGTCGCCAATCTGCTGCTCATAATAACCCTGCGGCAAATTCTTGATGTTCTCAGCCCTGGCATTGTTCACCCACCACCGGCCGGCACCCGGCATCGCATCAACATCCGTACTGACACTCTCAATCATGCCAGGCGGCTGCTTGTAGAAGTTCCACTTGTACTTGCCCTTGACCCTCTCCTTCTCAGACAAGCGATGCCACCAGTGGTCCGAATCCATCGGATTGGTGTCAGCCCATATCCCGCGCCAGGGACAACCACCATGGCCCCTGGTAGGATAACGCCCGACACGATGAGTAAGCCCCTGGACGATACTGAGCGGCAGTTCCCTGGCCTCGTTCACCCAGGCCCCTGATAATTCTAGAGAAAGCAATTTCCGTATATCTTTAGGCTGATCCAACGCCAGGAAGATCACCTCACAATCAATCCCCGCAGCATCTCCCCTGGCCGGCAACTTGATATGATGCGTCAAAGGTGGGCTCCAACGCATTGGCCCAAATGTATGTTCCGGGAAAAGTTCAAGCCAGGTCTTGATCGTCGTCGTCCGCAACTCAGGATAACTGTTCCTGACCACAACAAAGCGGCTGTACCTGACCCCATCCTTCGGCGAGACCGGCTGCTTCACCGCCCGGAGCATCACCTCCGCGGCACAAGCATACGACTTGCCAGAGCCAACAGGCCCCATCAAACCCCGAAAGAAAGCATCATCACTCAGGAACTTCCACACCGTAGGGCTGGTGCTGAAATCCAAATCCAAGCCACCAAAGGCACCATCAGCATCAACACGACGCCGGCTAGACCTATCACTCGCCGCTCTTGTCCTCGCCATCCTTCTCCTCATAGTCGGTCACAACCGGACCCGTCATGTTGATCCCAATCACAGATGGCCGGTCACTCTTCTCAAGACCCGGTGTCAACAAACCATGATGCTGACTTAACATCCGCAACGCCGACACCTTGTCGTGCATCTCAACCTCAATCGCATTGCCCATCCTGGTCGGCGTGACTTTCACCTTCTTGATCGCCCTCCTGGTACTCAAAGGCACATCCTTCGCATCCTTCAACGTCACCCGACCCTGCTCATCCCAAGACATGACCTCAGTGATGTCCGATGTCGCCAGCGTGGCCAACTCCTGCTTCACGCCCTCACGCTCATCACCATCGCCATACACCAGCGCCTTACGCATCTGGCGCACCGTCATCTTCTTCTCATCGCTCATGCTTCGTCCCCATCCAGGCAAACGGTTTCTTGTACGGCCGGTCCTGACGCGATGGCGCAGAAGCAGATACATGCCAGGCCTTCTCGCGGATGCGCCTCAACTCCTGCTTGAACCACTCAAGCCTTTGCTTTCTCGTAAGCATCCAGGACTTCCTTCTCAATGTCGGCAATCCCGCGGCCAATGCCGCCATAACCAATGACATCCGCCCAACTGTCGTCATGCGTCGGCTCATTCATCAAACGCGATAGCTTCACCGCCACCATGCACATCACCACCTGGTTCGGAGATATGTCCTGGCCCAACAGCACAGACCATAACTGCGCGATGTGCGTATGATTGGAGTAGGGCGTCCCATAGTTCGCGCCACGCTCCTCAAGGATGTCGGCCACGCTCTCTATGGCCTGGCTGTAACGGTCATCGGTCATTGGCAAAATCTCCAAAATTTTGAGCGAGGCCCCCCACAGTACACGCGGAGGGTGGGGGCCAAGGGGTGCTTTCCCAATGATATCAATGCGTTGCGCTGCAATGCAGGGGCCCTTGTCAATAGCGATACGAGCGTTTGGCTGTTGTAAATCCAGGACATCATAGTGCCGCCCATTTGGCAACCTGTTCCAGCGTGAGCGGTGGCGTACGGCCAGCCTTGAGGTTATGCCTAGTCATCTCAACGGTTGCAGCCCGGACGGCCTCTGCATCCACGCCGCGGTCTGCCAGGCTCCTGGCGAAGTCCTCGCTCTGACCAGCCATCCTCCGCTGGCCAGATGCCATCTCGACGCCCTGGACAAACGCTTGCGCCAATATCCGAAAGTCCGAACTCTCACCCCCGGACCCCCTTCTCTTATGCTGAACCTCCTGCTCTTCAGCCGGCTCCTCTGCCACCTTTGGCCGTGGCGCAAAGAACTGCTCTTTTGATGGCAGCGGTGTTTGCGGTCCTTCAAACAGCACCTGGTATCGGTTGGTCTTCCACTTCGACTTGGCCTTGAAAGGATAGGCGCGGGGTTGCAGCTTTCGTATGTAGCCAGTCTCCAGCAGCCTCTTGAGATGTACGCTGACAGTCTTGGTGCTTCGGGAGATATGCCTGGACAGAGTGAGCCTGGACGGCCAGCAGATGCCATAAGCATTGGTATGCAGACAGAGGGCTCCGAGCGTTCTGAGCGTCGTCCAGTGCATCTTATCGTCCTGGATGGCTCTAGCTGGGATCACGCTATACTTGCGGATGTCGGGCTTATCAGAAGGGGATTGGGTCATTTGGCGTCTTATCCTTTGGCTCAATGTCAGTGACCTTTGCACCAGCGAAGTGTTGTTTGATCTCCAGGACGGTCCCTGGCACGAAGGCAAGCAACTCCTCTGCCGCCAGGTAGACGACACCTTCGGGCTGCTCTTTGGGCATCTCTTCGACAGACCTGACCAGGCGGACGGTCCATTGCTTATGCCGCATCTCCCAGAAGTCAGTTGGGTCTAGTGTCCTGGCTCCGATCCTGGTCGCCTCTTCATCAAGAGCAATCCAGGCACGTTTCATCTGCGCCCCTAGTTTCTGGATACGCTCATCATCATTCGCAGCGATTGCGGTGTTAAATCTGTCTCGTGCAGTCAGGAACTTTTTGCCCAGTGTCTCATCAACCAGACGCTCCAACCTATCGACCCCCCACTTCAATTCCATCTCTCTCGCCACCAGGTCATGAGCCTCGACCATCAGCCTCGCATCATCGGACAACCGGACAGTGGGACAGGACTCTAGAGAGTGTCCTGTCCGTCCCGTCTGTCGGACATTTGTCCCAAAGATGTCCCGCTGTCCGTAACCCTTTGTTTTCATTCTGGACATTCTGTCCGTCCCAACTGTCCCATCATGTTTTCACCCTCCAGACCAGATTTTGCCATTTTGCGGCGATATTTCGCTGAATAAGAGCCTCTGCTGCCCTGCTAAAAGCCTTCCTTTCGGCGTCTGGATTGCCTGTAGAAATGCTCTTTGCCAGGGCGATATTTCGCCATTGCGCCTCATCGACCACCTGGACGCCGGCAGGATAGTTCTCACCGCCGGGCGATGGCTTGCCATGTTGGATGAGTGCCTCGGTTAGGGCGTCCAGGACAGCCCTCTGAGCCGGCCTGAGGCCCTTTGTATTGCCGCCTGTAGGTTGATCCGTCCTGGTCAGCACCAGGCTTGTATCGCTCTCCAGGGCCAGGGCATCGGTTGATAGTTCGACGCTGGAGGTATTCATCCAGATCGGGTCCATCATCTCTGCGTCCTTTTGCTTCTCCACAGTGAGGCTGACGGCCTCTCCCATACGCTCCACCCTCATGGACAGGTCTACAGCGCCGAGCGTGGCTGATGAGCCTCTGTGGCCTCTGCTGCTGTCCTTTCCAGAGTGGTGGATAAACATGACGCAACAGCCGAAGGCATCTCTGACCTCATCCATAGCCTTGATGGTGCGGCCCATATCCTGGCTGCTGTTCTCATCGCCCTGCATTGATCTGGCGAGAGTGTCGAAGATAACCAGGGAGACGGGGCCCTGGGCTGTTGCCTGGATTGTGGTGTGAAGGTCCTGGGTGTTGATCTCATCCATCAGATCGACGGCAGTCGGAATCACGATGAAGGGTGCGGCCTGGTCCTTGCCATTATGCTTATGCCAGGCGGCAATCCTCTTCTTGAGGCCACCAACGCCTTCGCCTGCCACATATACGACCTGGCCACCCAGGACGGGCTGGTCCTGCCAGGCAGTCTTGTGGGCGATACTGAGAGCCATATCCAGGGCAATGAATGTCTTACCGCAGCCTGGCTCTCCATACATCATGGCCAGGGACTTGTCTGGCACCAGGCCTTCGACCAGCCACTCGACTGGCGGCAGTTGTGCAATGTCACTGAGCGAGAGTGTTGGCAGTGGTGTGACGCGCTCTCTAATCTCTTCTGCGGCTCTGATCAGTTGGCCCAGGGCCTGTCTGTCACCGCCGGCATCTAGCCAGTCTGTGACATCGCCTTTGTCCTTGTCTGACAACTTGACGACTTTGATCCGCTTGGCCTTGCCCTGGAGTTGGCCCAGGAGAGTGCGGACATGGGCATCGCCGGCCTTGTCATTGTGGGGCAGGATGATGACATCACGGCCCTCAAACCATTTGTTGAGGCTGTCGGCCCACTTGCCGGCCCCACCAGAATTACAGGTTGTGACGAAGCCCAGGGCGGCAAGATTGTCCGCGTCCTTCTCACCCTCACAGATGAAGATGGGCTTGTCTGGATTGTTGATGATGTCGGGCAAGTGATAGGGCAGGGGTTCGGCATCCCCAAGGCCCCATACCGTTTTGCCATTAACAATGCGCCGCTGCCGGAAGGTCTTTGGCTCATAACGGCACACTTCATATGTTACCTCACCATGCTCATCGACATACGGGTAGGTCGCCACCAGGGAAGTCCTGATGGTGTCATGACCGTTGGCTTGGCCATTGGGTCGCTCGACTTCGATGCCGATGCTCTCCAGGAACTCAGGCACATTGGCCAGTGGATTGTCGCGTTTGATCAGGCTGGATACGCCGCCGCCGGTCTCTGTTTCGTGGCAAAACCAGGTGCCCTTCTCCAGGTCTACGCTCATGGAGCCGTGGCTACCCCAGCGCAATTCCCTCTTGTTGGATAGCTTTGCGTTTGGCTCACCCAAAAGAGCCTTGGCCACTATCTCTATGTGTTGTGCTAATTCTGACATAATCACCCCAAAAGAATGGGGCGGAGAGCGTGAACCCCCCGCCCCGTACCGGCTCAAAACAAGATTTCGTCATCGTCCTCTTGTTTGGCTTCTTCTTGCTTCGGGGCAGGGGGTGTCTCTGCCTCTGGCTTATCCATCCACTTCACCAGTTCAAAGTTGGGTATGCGGGTAGCGCCTTTGCCACTGGTGTCAGCGGTTGAGCCGGCATATTTAAGAGCAGCAGCTTTGCCCTGGTTGTCGGACATCTGTGCGTGGATTGTCTTCCAGATAGCGCCCAGGCCGCGATTAACGCCGGCACCATTGGATGACCACTCGCGCCAGCCGATGTCCTTGATGTACACCATGACGCTGAAACCGCGCTTGTACTCACCATCAGGCTTGGGCCCTCTGACGCCCAGGGTTTCATCCCAGACCCACTCCGGGGCCACGCCCTCCTGGATCAGGCCCCAGCCCGTCTTGAGGCTGTCAGGGTCCATAGTGATGCCCTTGAGGTCGATCTCATTGTCATCGACATACCAGGCATTAACAGATGGTTTGAAGCGGATGTACTCAGCAGAGCCGCCGTCTAGATCAAGCATTGTCTCTTTCTCCTTGCTCGTTTAGCCACCCCATGTCAGTTGCAAACCTGACCATCAGGCTTTCCGGGATGACGTACAGTCGATGCTTTCGATCCGCTCTTACGATCAGAAGGTCCGCATCATCTTGAGAGAGCCATTTGTATAACTCTCTGAAGCCGTCCTTTCGGCGCTTGCACTCGACCAGGAGCCCGTTGAGGTTCAGGTCGCCAGCAAGGTCAGCCGAATAATGTTTGTATGCCCCTGACCCAAGGACGCGCCGGCACTCAACGCCAAGGTCGCTCCAGAAGTCCTGGGCCTCTTTCTCCAACTCATAGCCACGTTGCTTATTGCGCCGGCTCATCTCACTGCCTTCGCAATCTGGTCTAGTGTTTGGCTATTAGAAGCCGCCTGGACACGTTTTGCCAAATTTTCTCTCAAGATTTCTTCAACCAGGCTCGACACAGAGCGGCGCTGGCTTTTTGCCAGTGTTTTCAACTCTGTGGCTACATCCTGGGAGAGGTAAAGAGAGTATTGTTTGACCTCCATTTCGGCTCCTTTGGAAAAATAATTGTAAAAAAGTACCGTTTGGCTATTGCAATAACACTAAAGCGGTACTAGGTTAAAGGTGAAAGTGAAGTGAACAGAGAGAGGAGAGACCCCTGATGCCTGACACATTTCGCATCCCCAAGCGTTACTACGACGATCATGTCGATTGTGACTGCGAGGCTCCGGCAATCATCAAAACCACCAAGCAGCACTACTGGATTCGGGCAGAAGAGACGCCTGAGATGGCTGAGTTCCGAAGCCGTGCGGCTTTTTACGCCGAGCCCCACATCGACCCGGACAGCCCTTACTTGTGGGGCTTAGTTGTTAGCGCCCGGGCGACCATCAAAGTGATCGGAGAAACAACAGAGGAGACTGCCAATGACTAAATGGAACAGAGAAGCCGACACCCAGGGCGCGATGAAGATCGCAGACAAGCACAGTACCGCGGTGGCCTATGTCTGGGCTGGCGATGTGCCGGTGGTCAAAACCTACTGCGCCAAGCGGCAGAAGCACGACGGGTGGTATCGGTTCCCCAAGGGGGCCAAGGCCGCAGAGCGGTATATCGCTGACTACTTCGCCGGGGTCCAGGCCCATGAGCAAGCCAAAGCCGACTACAAGGCGCGGCAAGAGGCAGAGGCTGACCAGGTTGAGGTCGGCGGCATCTACAACACAAGCTGGGGTTATGACCAGACCAACGTGGACTTCTACCAGGTGGTCGGGCGGACGGCCAAGACTGTCCAGTACATCGGCCTGGGCAAGAGCATCTATGACACTGACTGCCCCGCGGCTGACACTTGTGTCCCGGACACCACCATCAAGGGCGAGAAGGTCTACACCGCCAAGATCAACGGCAACGGCTGGCGGATCGGGACCTTTCGGTTCGCCCGTCCCTGGGACGGCAAGCCGCAACATCAGACAGCAACAGGCTGGGGCCACTAGAGGAGAGATGATGAACATCAGAAACGGAAACGGTTATCTGCCAGGCAGCTACTTCGACGCCGAGGTCAAGCGCCTGGTAAAGCAGCCCACCTGGGCCCTCAAGAACATGATTAAGGCCCTCAAGATGCACCACTGGCTCAACACCAATGAGGAGCGGGTGCGGCTTGAGGCAGCGAAGGTAGCGTTGAAACAGAAGCGGGGCGCTAAATGCTGAGTATCGGACAAGAACTCTACTACACCGGGGGGCGTAACTTCACGCCCCGTTGGGCTGTCATCGAATGTCTGGTCGACCAGGACAAGTTCGGGGCGCGGTTAAGCAGTGGTGGCACGGCCCTGATCACTGAGGCTGATGTCCACACCGAATGGGCCGGGCCAGGGATGCTCAAGCCATGCGGCAAGGATGTCCTCTGGATCACCCTGGGGGCCTTCAAACAATACCGTCTGAAACAATGGGGATACTACAAAGATGATGACACGAGAACAGCAACAGGCGCGTGACGCCTGGCTTGCCAGGGACGAAGCCGAGGCACAGAAGAGCCTGGGCGAGATCAACGGGATCGAAGCCTACGCCAAGGCGACAGACGACCAGAAAGCCATCATCGCCTTTGGCATGACGCCCATCGAATTGTTCCCGGTCAACTGTGCATACGGGGGCAGGGCGACACACCCACAGTGGCGGACAGGCTTCGCCATAGGGCTGATGACTGCGGCGCGTATGAATGGGGGGATGAGGGTCTGAGGCCTTCGCCCCCTTTAGCTATTGTAACCAGGGTGAATACCCATTATATGTAGAGTGAAAGGAGAGAGCATGAAGACAGCAATACAGTTCCTGGCCTTTATGATCACGACCTACCAGACCGCTACCTATGAGCAGTGGCTGGCAGCGTTTGAGGCTTTGCCCCTGGCAGAGCAGGCCAAGGTCAAGACAGCAATCAAAGAGATGAAGGAGATTGCCTGATGAAGAGAACCATCAACCTGTTTGTCAGTGAGGACATCACAGAAGCCGCCAAGGCTGCACACAAAGCCGCCAGGGCCATGAGCAACGATGGCGCCGACTGGAAGGATGTCGAGGCCATGTACTGGCACGCGACCAAGCTGTTTGAGATGGCCAGGGAATATGACGTTGAGGAGATTGCCTGATGAAAATCACCAGACTGAAGAAGGGCTATGTGATCCGCGTGACCGACACTGAGTTCAGCGTCCTGGATATCACAATGCAGGAAGGCAGAGGCTCTGGCATGTGGGTCGACGAAGATAACGGCCATATGAAGCCAGCCGAGCAGCGGATCATCACCGAGGTCAACACAAACAAGCGCGACTGGATGGTCGTCACAGAAGACAGGAGAGGGTGATGGCACCCCATAGCGGCAAATTCATCGCCTATCTCAGGGTCTCGACCCAACGCCAGGGCCAGTCGGGCCTTGGCATAGAGGCGCAGCGCGAGATCATCAACAACCATCTCAATGGTGGTGAGTGGGATGTGATCGCTGAATACACTGAGACAGAGAGTGGCAAGCGGTCTGACCGCCATCGCCGCCAACTCAAAGCCGCTCTCCAACAATGTAAAGCAGAGAACGCCACGCTGATCATAGCCAGGGTTGACCGTCTGACCCGTAACCTGGCGTTCCTGACCGCGCTCTTGGAATCGGGTGTCCAGGTCATCGCTTGTGACATCCCTCAGATGCACTCACCAGCCGCCACCAAGTTCGTCCTGCAACTCATGGCCAATATCGCAGAGTATGAGGGCGAACTGATCTCAGAGCGTACCAAGAAGGCTCTCGCGGCCAAGAAGGCGAGGGGCCACAAGCTAGGCACCCCAACCCCAGAGAAGGGCGCAAAGGCCGGCGGTGCGGCCACAAAGGCCAGCATTGACGAATGGACCGAGGAGTTACGACCCATCGTCCAGGAACTCCGCACATATGGATGCGACACCCTGGAGAAGATGGGCAAGGGATTAGAGGCCAGGGGGGCTAGGACCTTCCGCGGCAACACAACCTGGGCACTGAGCAGTGTCCGCAACCTGGTAAAGAGGATTGAGGGATGAAACCAGAACAGATTACCCAGGACAATGACTGGGCTATGGCCCCGCCTGCTGACATTTTTGAACGTCTGCTTACTGACTACAAACTGGCTGTTGCCGAGATTGAACTGGCACACCGACTAGCTCGTAATGAAACCGGGCATGGCCGAATGTCTGATTATTTTACCAGTACCAATAACCGATTGGGCTTTTACTACCTCATGCTGAAATGCAGCTATGTAAAGCAACCTTACACCGTCACCCAAATCGCTGAAGCACTCATAATCAGCCGGCAGAGTGCGACGACACTGGTACAGGAATGCCTGGCCGAGGGTTGGATAGAACAATGCGAATGTCCAAAAAAACATTATCAGGCTTCAAAAATTTTAATTGATGCCGACAGTCACTATGCCCTGCGGCGGCTGGAGAGACTTAAAAAAATCGGCTACCAAAAGGCCGCGCAGCCACTCCAAGAATACATGAAACTGTGTCAAACCGTTTGACATTGATTTTCTGGTTCTCAGAAATATTTTGGAAAGTGAGGTGAACAATATGGGAAAGAATAGAGAACCGAGCGTTGGTAAGATGAGTGAGTTTGATAAAGCCAAGCAAGAGGCGCGTGAGATATACGGCCTTTACAAGGGCAGTGCCACTGCCAGGGCAAAGCGATTTGCCAATGAGGAACACCGCTCAAAGTTGCTTGGGGGCAAGTCTGCTTGCCGCATCACCATCCCGTCTCTCAAAGCAGAGCATCTTGATAGCGCGGTCTATCATTTGAGCAACCTGGTTGAGCAGTTGAAAGACGCACAACAGTCCGAGACAAACACCATCGGCAAGATGTATCTGCTCCGCTCCTATGCCTACCAATGTCACCGGAACCTCAAGGTCGATGCAGACAGGGGCTACTCTGATCCGCGCCGTCCTTATGAGGATTTTCGAGGGGCACGGTAATCACCACATATTGTGGGTCAAGCAACTCTACCGTTTGGCTCTTGGTTACACTATTATGTTGGAGAACAAACATGGAAAGACAGGTGGATACAATGGGCAAACCTGAAGATATGTCGCATAATGTATATAGTGACAAGCGAGTTGCTAACCGCAACATCTTGAATCATATAATCAATTCAACTTACCACAGTAACTTAACTGACCTAACTGAGAAGCGTTACACGATCAAGCAGATTTTCACCTTCCTGGGCGAACTGTTTGCGGCGTTTCTGCTCTTCGGCGGCGCTATCTATCTGATCTCTATCTCAGATGCCCTTGACCAGCATATGCTGGAATTTCTGGGGCGTTAAGATGGTCGGTAAAATTACAAGCGATGCCAAGCTGACTGGCCACACTGCTCCGGTGCTGATGGGTGAGAGCCCGTATATGTACCCAAACGATCTCATTGCAAAAATTCTTAACGCGCAGGGCAGGGGAAACTATCAGACAGATACGTTCTCCGGCAACGAAGCCACAGAGTTGGGCAACGATCTGGAGCCCTTCATCATCGGCAAGTGTGCCCAGCGTTTGGGCTTTGACAAGTACAACGATGAGATCACCAAGGTCTATGCCTATGAGGATTTGTTTGAGGTCAGCCTGGACGCCATCATCTTCAACGACAGCAAGACGATCCATGCCAGTGACAGCATCAAGCTGATGAATGGCCAGGAGAGTATGACGCTAAAGGGGAATGGGGTGGTAGAGAGCAAACTTACCTCTGCGCCATACACAGATGTCCCGCCCCCATACCGCGGCCCCAGGCAGTTGGACATGCAGATGATGTGCTATGGCGCGAAGTGGGGCGTGATAGCCACGCTTTACCAGGGCACCCGCCTGGTCCTCTATGTCTATGAGGCAAACCAGGATCGCTTCGATGAACTGATTGACGCCGGCCGTGACTTCTACAGACGCCTGGACGGGCCTGAGTGGTATCCCGCTGTTGATGGTGTCGATGCAGCCAAGGTTCATAGCCAGGCTGATGACAGTCTGCCACCGATGGACCTGGAGCCAATCGCAGACCTGGCGATGACCTACTATGACGCCAGGAGAGCAGCGAAGGCAGCAGAGGCCCTGGCCAAGTCCATTGAGCCAAAGCTGATGGATGCCCTGGGCAACCATGAGAGTGGCATCTTGAATGATGAGTTGGGCAACCCGCTCTTTGAGTTGAAGTGGCCCACCAGGTCATTCAAGGCGCAGCCAGAGAAGGTGACGCCGGCCAAGCCGGCACGGGTTGAGCGTCAGAAGTCGCTGACAATCCCGGCCAAGTGGTTAGGAGACATGGCATGAGTTTGACCCCGCGGCAAAAAGATGTCCTGGACTTTATCGTCTCTTACCAGAAGGAGCATGGCTATACGCCGACATATGGTGAGATCGCTGTCGGGATCGGGAACTCTGCCAAGTCACTGCATGGAGTGCATCGCCTGGTCCAGCGGCTGAAGGAGAGGGGATATGTCACCTCGACCCACGGGTCAGAGAGGTCGATCCAGGTTCTCAGGACTTCGCCAGTTGATGCGCCTGTTCTCGCGTCTCATCATTCCGGCGGGTCCAACCAGCCCCAAACGTAGGGAAGGTCTTGAGCCTTTCGTAGAACGCCTGGCGTTTGAAATACATATCATCAACCAAGCTGGCCGCGTCATGTTCTTTGATTGCGGCCAGTGTCATTGGGCCTATACCGCCATCGACCTTGACCCCGATAATCTTCTGGATCATTCGCGCACTACGGCCAACCCCGCCGTTCACTGCTAGGTCAAACAGGCTCCAGTCGAGACCCGAAGGTAGGTCATCTCCGCGGACTCTATTCCAGTATTCCTGGCGATAGATCGTCTCGACATGAGCGTCCGGGATGTTACGCATCACATCCTCAGTGATCTCAGCGTCCACATCCATCGCCTCAGAGAGCCACTGCCCATAGACCCGTGCCGTGATGCCCTTGTTCGTCATGCCGCCTGGATCGTCAGGGTGATTTACAAACCCGCCCTCATGAGCCAGGAGCCACTCCAGGCATTGGCCAAAGTTCTGTTTCATTTTGGCACCTTGGTATCTGTGTTGTTCTTCTTGTCGTATGACCTCATGCCGGCAATGCCTAACATGCCAAACAACAGGGGCATCATCACCGACATATCTGCCTGGGGGATAGTGACGCCAAAGCCAGCAGCGATTGGGCTGACTAAATAGTTGATGCCGAGAGACCAGCCGCAGATGTGCCCGATGAGCGGACGCCACGACGATTGGAACCAGTTGCCCTTCGCATCCTCTTTGGCAACCTCAATCTGAGCCAAGGACAACTCCTGGGCATGGCGCTCTGCCATTGTCGCCAGGTCATGAGCCAGCTTTGCCTTTTGATCTTTGTCCTCAATGAATTTGTCAAGCAGCCCACTGACAGGGCCAATTAATGCCTGGATCATTCGTAAATCTCCACAGTCTTAGGATCGACCTGGCGCGGCACACAGTAGGCAGTTGCCTTGTCCCTGGGGTCGATTGACCCATAGGTTCCGTATCTGTGGCTCACAGACTTGGCAAAGTAGTTGCACCGCTCTATCGACCAGAACATCATATTGCCGCTCTCTAGTTTGCGTTCCGGGCCCGTGCCCAGGTAAACAAGCAAGAGAAAGACATCGACCATCAGGCCCGTTTCTTCATGGCCTTTTTCTTAGCCGCCATGATGATGTCACCGCGTGTGACCTTGTTCTTGTCGCCATACATAGACGCTAGTTTCTTCTTAGGACGGCCTACCTTTGAGCCGTAAGTTCCTTTTCCCATTGGCATCACTTGTCTCCTTTTGCTTCTTTGCCGAGATACAATCCGTAGACGCCCGTCATGACGCCCATTATGACACTACAAAACGCGCTCTGAGCGGTGGTGGGGTCTTCTAAGTTCATGAACCATTCAGCGCAACGCCAGGACATGGCTACTGATGCAATCATCGTTAGCTTGGCCGTGAGGTTTACTTTTAGGTAACGCTGGAACCAGTCGGTCATGACAAACCTTTCAGATATTGGACGAATAGATACAACACTGCGGCCCCCACAATCAGAATGGCTGGGATGACAGTCCACATGATGATGGCGTCACGAACTTTGGCCCGTCGCTCCAGCTCGTCCTTTTGCAGTTGCCGCTGCCGAGCTATCTCCGCTTGGAGCCGCTCCCACTGTCCGGGCTTGCCGAAATACTGAAAAATCTGGTGCATCTCTGCCCGCATTTTTGTCAGTTCTTCTTTGCGGAAAAACTCATCTATACCGGCCTGCTCTGCGCCAGTTAGCTTGGAGAATATGCTGTTCTTTTTTCTTGTGGCTCCAAAATTTAATTCAGCTTCAGCCTTGGCGTAGCGCGAAATCGGGCCCGAAAGACTAGACAGGTCCTTGCCGGCCTTGACGGCGCTGGAAATGGCGCTACTGGCCGCAGAAATTGCCCCAAATGCACTGATAGGGTCGATCATTTCAGCCCCTCATTAACACGGTCAGAAGCAGCACAATAGTCGTGCCGGCAGACCCAACAAGCACAGCCTCAAGCCGTTTGACACGACTGAGCAGTTCGATGAAACGCTCCTGACTTAACGCTGTCAGCGTGTCCAGTTCAGCCTTGACCGATTGTGCCGTTGGCTTGCTCATTTTTTGGTTTTACTTCCCTTGGGTCGGCCTCGCTTCTTAGGGGCAGGGGCCTTTTCAACAATCTTGGGCTCTTGTTTGCCGGCAAATTTTTTGAGGTGCGGGTTAAGGTCATAAACGTGGGGCATCAAAACTCTCCTCAGTCTATCTAATAGCCAAGTCATTCTATTGGCCTTTGTAAATTAGTGCCAAAAAAAATCACTCAGCGTCCGCGATGGTCAACTCACCGGCTGCGACCTGTTTTATTATTTCGTCGTAGTGGCGGTTGCCGGTTGCGCCGTTCTTCACAGTATACGTCTTGCCATCAATGACGAATTTGATGTGAGTGTTGCCTGTTTTCCAACTATCTGGATTGTAATACTGTGCGCTAGTAATGTTCATCCTGTCTACAACTCCGCATCAAATGTTGCTGCACCACCTTGAGAACTAGTATGGTCGATGGCATACGTTGTGCCACTGGTAAGGCCACTAAAATTAGAAAATCTAACTCTGCCTCCTCCATAAGTGCCGTCTGTTACACCAGAGTCTGTATCTGCACAACTTGCAGAAGACTGATTGTGGTCTGCTGATGTTATGTTGGTTATTTGAATGACTGTACCGTTGTTGCTAACAGTCGGATTGGCTCTCATGGGTGGATTGAATGTGACAGAGCAGTCAAAGGCAGAAGTGCTAGACGCTTTACCATACCCTGAACCGATTTGTTGAAAATAACGCTTGCACCGTTCTAACTCATCTGCAAACGACCGATGCTCAA